CACTACAACCACGGAAACGCGGCGGCGTTGATGTCACGTGCCGCCCTACGGTCTAGCGTGGATCACTGCATTGATGGCTCTAACCTCATCCCAAAACGCAGTGCAAAGCAACGATTTAGGCAACAGATCTTTGAGGCATGGAACTATCAATGTGCGTATTGTGGCATATCGGCAGATACGCTAGATCACGTCAAGCCAAGACATAAAGGCGGCGATACAGTCACCGCAAACCTTGTACCGGCTTGTAGGGACTGCAATCGCCGCAAAGGTAGCGATGATTGGCAAGAATGGTTCAAGGCGCAGGAGTCGTACCTTCTGGATCGGGAGCAGGCTGTAATGCGGTGGATTCAATCATCTGGTGATAGAACACCTTAGCCTGCCACTCTTGGCGGTGATCCTTACACATGCCAGCAACGCAGACGCGCCACACATCACCGTGGCGCTGAATAGTTGGCTCCAAGCGGTGTACCCTCCATTGGGTTGTTGATCAGCATCTTCAGCCTATTGATCCCGCGTTGTTCAGCGCCTTGCAGCGTTTGCTTCGATACGTTGTACTGCTGCTCCAGTTCGCGCCACGGCGTTGGGTTGCGACTATTGCGTGCGGCGATGATCTCGCGCGTGCGTTCATCTAGATAGGTTTCGCAGTATTCGCGGATCGTTTCAAGCTGCCAATCTTGCTCGGGGTCGTAGGTGTTTGGATCAGCGATCAGATCCACTAGCGCCGACTTGTCATCGCTGCCGTTTGCGGTCTTGTCGAGGCTAGTTACCTTGTAGCTTTGCAGCAGTGCGCCGGAGATCGCAGCAGGCTCCATATCAAGCACATCCGCCATCTCTTGCAGTGTTGCGGTGCGTCCGTGCTCGCGGCTGAATTGTTCAGCGGTCTTGTGCAGTTTGATCAGTAGGTCATGCACGCCAAGTGGCAGGCGGATGATTGGGTCATATTGCACCAAGGCGCGGCCGATTGCCTGGCGGATCCACCAGTAGGCATAAGTGCTGAACTTGTAGCCGCGGGTGTAGTCAAACAGTTCCACCGCACGCGCAAGGCCGATGTTGCCTTCTTGGATCAGGTCCATCATGTCCAGCGTTTGCGTCGCGCGGCGGCTGTATTTACGCGCTACATGCACCACCAGCTGCAAGTTGGATTGCATAAACCGCTGCCGTGCGCGTTCACCGCTGCGGTATTCGCGGCGTTCTTCAGTGGTCAGCGGTCTATCGCAATCCTTAAGTTCTCGCCAGCGTTGCACGCGGCGGCCAAGTTGTATCTCTTGCTGCGCTGTGAGCAGTGGATACCGCGCGATACTGTTCAAGTAATCGCCAACAACATCAGAAGACATGAGTGATAATCCGTTGGTACATTCAATCGAAGCACAATTCCACGGTGCTGCCAATGCTTCCATGCTGCGCCAGTTGCACGCTGATGGGCAGTACACCACATTGCTGGAATACGCACTGCTGCTGGCGGAACAGGAAGCAAGCCAGCGCTCGCAGATCCAATGGTTGATCCGTGAGGCTGCAACAAGTGACGTACCACCCGTGCAGCCGTGGCATTCGGAGGTTGCTAGGGAGTTGGGTGGGGGCTAGTCGGGCAGAGACTCAAGAGCGCGGCGGATGATTGCGATGTCGCTAGGATCAAGCTCCATTCGGCCATCAAGCGTGGTGCCGTTTTCTACAAGAATGCGTTGCGCCTGCTCCTTCAAGCTCGGCGGCTTGGGGCGGCGACCTTCTTGCAGTGCAGCCGCCCACCTAGGGTTTTGATTGCCGATCAGCCATACCACGCTTGCCTCCAGCTCTTGATCAGCACCAGCGCAGTAAGCCTTTCTGATTTTTTCCAGCCAAGTGCCTGGTCCATCCGCAATTTGCTGCACCAGCTCAGTCGGCGGGGTGATCAGGTGGTTGTTGTCAGTCATAAGCGGCGAGGAAAGTGGTAGGCCACTTGCGCAACCTACCAGTAACGGTGGAAGGCGTCAAGCGACGGAGCCCATCACGGTCTTGTGGGCGTTGTAATGTCCAACGGTTGCGTAGCTGGTGGATGGCACGGCGCTCATCCTGAACAGTACAAGCTGCCCAATCTTCAACCCAGGCCACAGCGGCAACGGCAGCAGCTGGCGGGAATTCTTCAATTCCAAAGTCAGCACACTGCCGTTCCAGCCGGGATCCGCGTAGCCGGCGTGCAGGTTTTCGTACCCTTCGCGTGCGCGGCTGGACTTGAGGAAGAACAGGCCAGCAATATCCTCCGGCATGTTGAATAGTTCCATCGTTTCAGCTAGCACGAACTGCCCAGGCCGCAGCCAGTACGGGTCATCAGCAGTGCGGTCTGCAATGCTCAGCGGCCGCATGTTTAGATCCTCGGCGGATTCGATCATGATCATCTCACCGAGCCTTAGGTCGAGGCTTGCGGGGTTGATCAGATCCGGGTGGTAGTTCTCCACCATTCGCTTGGCATTGATCAGATCGCGGATTTCGTGATCGCAAAGAATCGACATTGAGTGTTAGGTGGAGAGTGAACAGTCTGCCATCACCGAGAGTGGTATCACTCGGTTCGGCAAGGAATTCAGCAAATTGAATGGTCTTGTAGCGATGCCCGCAAAATTCACATTCGCGATACCGCAGGAAGTCGCCACCATCAGAGCGGTACGTGCGTCGGATGCGGGTGATCAGCGAGTTGCATTTTGGGCATGGCTGTGAGGCGCGGTTCAGTGGCATTGCGTTAAACTAGATGTGACCCTTTCTGGGCCATCGCGTAACCCCTGGCCCGGCAGGGGTAAGGCCGCCACCTCGGGAGGAGCGGCCACCGGGAACCCTATTGCTTTACCTGCAGCAGCAACCGTCGCATATACCAATCAGCTTTGGCGTGGTCTTCTGCAGCATTGCCTTTGTGCTCAGCACGCCACAGGTATTTGATCACATTACCTTTGCAATAGGCGCGGAAACCATCATCGCCTAATGCAGCTTTGATAGCAGTAATGCACTCAACTTCGCCTTGCTTATAGTGCGGCGGATGATTTACATTGTCAGTCATTGACCCAGCTCCATTGTTCGCGGTTGCAGATACGGACGATTTGGCGTTTGCTCATGCCGTAATGAATTGAAAGTTGCGCAATACTTTTACCCTCACGCCGCATGGCACGCATACGGCGCACATCATCTGGTGTCAGCACTGATGCTGGGTTGTGCTCACCACGCTTGAAGCCACCAGCAGCTGGCCTTGCTAAAGCGCGGCGCACATAAGCGATAAATGGATCATCGGCAGGGACATGCTGCGCTAGACGTTCCGTCAGCTCCAGCGCTAGCGCGTGATGATTCATAAAGCCCGGTGTAGGTTGCGTGTAGTGGATGGTTGGGGTCATTGCGGCCGTCCAGTTCATACAGCCGATCTAGTTCGTCTTGGCGAGCTTGCTGCTCAATCGGATTGCAGGTCATCGGTCAGCTCCAGTAGTTGAAGGATGTGTGCGGCAAATGCCACGTGGGTCATCACTGCATGGGTGCCGGGAGGGCGCCCGTAGGACGCCTCCCACCACTCTTTGAATGCAGCTTCAAGAGCGGTTTCATTCATCAGAAGGGAATCTCCTCAGTGTCAGGAGCAGCTGCGCCACCACCAGCAGACGGACGCGGCATGAATTCAAACCGGCTGATGCTCAATACATGCTTGCTGCGCTTTTCGCCGGTGGTCTTATCATTCCATTCCTGCCGGCGGATGTTACCGCTGGCAAGGATGCAATCCATCTTCTTCAGCTTGTCAACGATGATTTCAGCTGACTTGCCCCAGACTTCTACATCAATGGCATTATTGATGTAATTGCCGTTTTTGTCTTTACCTTCCATGATGCCACCGGCAAAGTTGCATACCATGCTGCCGGATTCAAATGCCCGCAGTTGCGGGTCAGAGATGATGCGGATAACGCCAGTTGCGTAAAGGCTCATTGTTCAGGGATTCAGTGGAGTGATGCCATTGGCCTCCTCAAAGGCCAAGACGGCGGACAGTGCATACCGCACACGCTTCTCACCAGCTGGTAAGGCAATGCGCGGGATCACATAATGCGGGGGGCCATTCCCCCGCGAGCGTTGGGATTTGATAGTGCTGGGTTTAAGTCCCCAGCGGTGAGCGAGCTGCTCGGTGGTCAGGTACGGTTCAGTCATCAGCAAACGGATCCTCCTCTGCGGTCTCGGCAGCTGGCATCATCGCCGCCTCGCGTTCCATCGCAAGCGCAGTCAGCTGCTCATATTGCTCAGGGC